GTACTTTTTTTGTGGGTGAGATAAAAATCGCGCGCTCTGCTGTGGTCACTAAGGTATCCGTTCGTTCATGGAGATACCTTAGTTTCTCTGAATCACATACAGTTTGTGTAGATTGTACACATTACACACCTTATATATAGTATTATGAGTCATTCCATACGGTACATCTCTATATGAGTATTTGTAGTAGTCTTTTATATAGATTATTACGATACGATGACTCCCTTCCATACGAATTATTAATGAGATTATATTATAGTTTATTAATGGTAATAATATTAACGAGAAATCGATGAATAAGAAGTTTGATTATAGTTTATTAAAGAATAAAGTGAATAAAAAGTCTTATGAGAAACCTGTTAGTGATAATATTATGAGTCATAAGGAAAAGATAAAAGAATTAAGGATTAAGTTATATAAATTGATAGGAATAAAGTAATGGATTATAATAAGAGTGATGAAATAGTATATTCAAGTGTGAAGATTTGGCATATATTGTTATTAAATGTTATAGGATTATGTGTTGTTTGGAGTATAATATGAAGAAATACATATATGAGAGTCCGGATAAGGGTAAGACTGTCTATAGGAGAGAGTTTGGTAAGGTTGAGAGAGAATTATATAGTGTAGAACATGACCATTATATAGAGAAATTGGTGGAACATGATACAAATCGTACGTGTTGGAACGATCGAATGGAATATTGGAAGAATGTTTAAGGTTTATATAGGATTATATGTTATAATGATAGGAATATGTTTATGGATGATATGGCAAATATGATTGAAATAATAATATATGGGATGATTACTGCGTTTGCTGCATTAATGTATATGTTTATAAGTGATTTATATAGAGATAGGCAGTGGAGAAAGAATAATCCGGATGAACATAATATAATGGAACGTAAAATAAAGGATGATTTTAGTGAGTAGACCGTTAGAGACAAGAGATCATATGATGGTTGGTGTGACTTCGTGTATGTTATTCATATGTTATAAGATGATGTTAATGAGTCCGATACTCGCAGGGTTGTTAATGTGGTTCAATATGAATTTATTTAACGCGTATTGTCGTTGGCGTAAGAGTGAGAATATGTAAAATGAGAGAAATGCATAATGTAGATAGAGAAGGTCGTAAACTTATATATGGTCGTGAGCCGTCTAAACCACAGTACCATGAATATCCAAGAGAAAAGACATTTCCTACAGAAGAAGATATGGCGTGTGAAGCGCAACTCAGTGCATTAGGTACATGGGAACCTTTAAGACTTAAAATACGTCAAGGTGAATGGAAAGAAAATGAAAGATCAGTAAAAGATTTATGGAGACCATTTCAACCAAAAGAAGGTATTTTAAATGATAGAGAAAGTATTTTATTATATGGTGCGAAAGGATCACAACCGACTGATCCGTGTGGACTTGCGCAAATGGCAAGACATACTGGAATTAAACCACGCGAAGACTCGATGACATATCCTACAAGTGCAGCAGAAATGTTTACTTGTTTACACGATGTATTTGATACTTTTGATTTTGGTAGAACATTTGCGGTAAGGTTAAACCAAGGCGGACATTATCCACCACACAGAGATCATATATTATTAACACGACCAACATTCAGATTAATCGCATTCTTAGGTGATTCGACTGGTCCTTTAAAATGGGAAGTTGAAGACAAAAGAGTTACCTTTCAACCCAATCATTTGTACTATGTCGACACAAGGAAAACACACAGTTTATGGAGTGGCAGCCATAAGAGTACGATGGTTGTTTTTAATGTGATGAAAAACTGGGAGAACGTTATGAAAATATTAACGAACCTTAAATATCGCGGTTAAATAATTATAATGATATATGAGATTGATTATGAGTACGACAGGTTATTACTATTAGAAGAGAGTATGGACCGAGACTACGAGTCTTTTGTTGACTCTAAGACCAGACTTGTGTGGGATGAATGGTTGATATGTAAAAATATTGGTCCTATTGGATCACAAATTGCAGCGCACTTTGAGTCAATACTTCAAACAAAACTCGAACCAAGATATTATATACAGCGTAAAGGTATGAGATTACCGTTTCATTGTGACCGAGATACACAATGTGCAATTAACTTAATATTAAATGATAGTCAAGATGCGATAGAGTTTCGAGTTAACGATAAAGTCTATACCAATCACTATCAGACTGCATTGATCGATACACAAACCGAGCATCAAGTTGTTACAGTAACAAGTGACAGAATACTCTATAAGTTATCTATGAAAAAGATGTCGTTCAAACAAGCGAAAAAAGCTTTAACTGGTCTCTGATCTCTTCATAAGAATTTTCTAAGTAAGCAAACATAAGTAACAGTCTTTCTTTCGGATAAGCTGGTACCATGTGCATTCTACTATTATTAAATAACGCACACTCGTAATTGACCTCACCAAATTCTTCAAATATTGCAGGACCATAGTCATCTGATAATATAATATTAATCGCACAACGAGTATTCGGGTCAGTGTGCATATGAACGTAAGCATTTGGTTGTAACGTAAAAGCGATAATATTACTTCCTTTAAATTTTTTATGAAGAGAGTTTATGATAGGATAGTCAGTTGTGTTTTTTAAAGTAGCTCGTAGCCAAGTGTCTTTGATATTTGGTGACGTAAAAAAAGTCTTAAAATCAAGTCTTCTAAATTCTTCTCTTAATTTTATTTTATCGTACTTAAGATTAAGATGTGTGATGAACTGATTTTCCATTACACTCTCGGTAGTTCTATAGTGTCTTTATTAGTAATAATATGTTGATGACACTTAATATTTTTCCTATTACACGTAAGATATAAATCTGGCAATAATCTATAACGATACCGTGGATCTAAATACTCTATAAATCTTTCGATTGAATAAGTCTTATCTACCTCTGCACTCATTGATATGAAAGGTTGAAAGTTATTTTCTATTGCCCATTGTGTTTGTTGCGGAACAAACTGATCAGCACAAAATCTTATATTTTTCTTAATAAACTTATTAATACCAAATCTTCTATGAGATCGAAACGTGCAATATCTATCACATATTCGTACAGTCTTATCATTAAACTTCGTGATGCCGCCCATCGCTATTGGCACACTATCGTCTTCAAGTACGTGAAACTGCAAGTACTTATCCCATCTTTTTTTTATTTTATTATACTCATAGTTTTCTGCATTACGATGGTTATCGTTAGTTGCTTGTTCGCAAAGATCTTTAATGTCTTCTACATCATATATATTTTTCATTAACATACGCCGGCTATTCTCCATAGATGTCTATTACCAGCAGTGGTACCTTCTCTTTTATGGTTAGTAGTGAGATTATTACTTATCATTAAGTCACCTTTCTTCCACTTATGGTAGTATATTCTATCAGGTGCATAAAGAACATCTTCTATTATTTTTTTCTCGTCAAGTGGCAAGTCGGTGTACGCTTCTGAATAGAATACATATTTACTTTTAGAGTCTTCTTGTATTAATTGATGTTTAACGTTTCGATATTTTAAACGAAACCATCTTCTATCTGCTTCAGTCTTAAACTTATATCCATACCTCTCGCTTTTTGTAAATCTATCCATATTAGCAGATACGAGTCTATCTGGTATCGGGCAGTCTATTCGATTACTTACGAACATAGTTCTGCCTGCGTCGTCTGATACGTCGACCGCGTATAGTCCTGTTATATGAACAGGATCTTGCATGTACCCACCGTCCATGTGCCATTCTAAATCAGAACTACTGTAAAGATTACCACGACCTTCACCGCTGCTCGTAATGTCAAGAAATATAGTGTCCATAGGATTTTGGCCTACAACTTGATAATGTTGATTTACAAATTTAAATATTTCCATTTGAGATGCTGGAGTATTTTCTATAATTATTAAGTCTGTATCTTTATTTTTAAGAGACGTTAAGTCTCTATTATTCCAGTCTTGTGTTGTTACTTTCATTATGCACTCCGTATTAATTTTATAAAGAAATATGTAGGATCTATCAGTCCGTGTCTTATTTTCTTTGAATCGTCGTGATGTGCTTTGTGATATCCTTCACCTGCAGTAAAAATATTGATAAGTGTGTTGTTAGTTGCCTCACCGGTTTTATGTAAGTATGCGTTAAATAATCCAAACAAATGTGAGCTCAACACACATGGCAATGCATATGCAAACACTAACAACAATGGATCTATTACAAATAATAATACAACTAACACACTAACCATTTTAAAATAATGATCATGCCAAAATTTAAGTATTTTATTGTTTATAAGACCTTTAAAGAACTTTCTTTCAATCTTTTGTTCTAGTCCCCACAAATTAAAATAAATTCGCCAAAACCCGTAATGGTTCGGAGATTGTGGATCTTTATCTGTGTCAGAATAAGCGTGATGTTGTCTATGTATTGCTGCTCTAGTTAAGTACGGTCCAGATCCTATGAATAAACTTAAAGTGTTAGTAAAATATTCAAACCATTTACCAACTTTAAATGCGTCATGTGCGTAGAACCTATGATAACCTGCGCTTGATGACATAATTGTAATACAATAATACCATGCAAAACCTGCTATCCACATCCACCATGTTCCATATATTGCACCATATATTAATGCAAAGTGGCATAAACTGTGATTAATTAATAGTTTATATGTAGTCTTTATATTAAACATTTACCTCTCAATTCATTTTCTACTTCTTTAAACGTTTTTTTATGCCAAGCAAATTTTAATAATAATCTATCACTAGGATATGGCTTAACGCTGTGATGTTTAGATACATCTATTAAAGCATTCTTATAATATTCATCGCCGTAATCAAAAGTTATAGGTGCTACGTCATCTGATAATAATAAATTAATTGCTGTAATAACATCATAATCTCTATGCTTTGGTAAAAAAGAATTTGCTAATTGTTTATAAACATATATAATATCACATTTAAATGCTGCATTTAAGCGTTTAATCTCAGGTAGACTATTAGTGTCTTCAATAATGGTTTTTAACCATGTATCAGTTTTATACCAAAATTGTTTACTTTCTTCCGTTTTTGCTCTCCACCAATTATTAGAATGGCCAGGCTTTAAATGAAGTGTATCAATTTCTTTTATTACTTTATCTTTATCAAAAGAAATATTTAAGTGTCTAATCAAGATACTTGTATAGCAACGTAGACTAACATAGCAAATATACCGATATTAATCATCATATTAATATAGTGTGGATTCGGTGTCATAATCTTTCTCCTTGGGTTCCAATTGTTTGAAGGTTGATGCGATGTGTATTCAATAACTTTCCATAACATAGTTTATCCTCCTAGCCATTTATCGACTTCAAATATTTCTATCATAAGAAAACTAAACAACAGAAGTAGAATACTCCAAACTATGAGTTTACCACTGAAGTTGGTCGCTTTCATCTTGACTGCGATCAGTTCATTACCTAGAAATCTAAGTGCAAGTTCAAACTCATTATGTTCATCTTTAATGACTATACCGTTCTTTTTTTCTACTTCTGCCATGTTTTTATCCTACTTCTTTTCGCTTACATAAGTGTATAACTTATTCGCGGTTTCGATGAGATCTACGGGTTGATACATCATGGGTAAGTGGTCGTTGACCGCGTCCATAATGTCTTCACGTTTTTCAGATGCCTGATCTATCATTCTATACATAATATCCTGTTGTAAACAGTACTGTGTATCGGCCATGTCTTTAGCCATTTTTAAAGTTTCGAGTCTTATTTCGTATGCGTTTTTAGACATATTGTCCTCCTGTGTGTGTTGCATATATGTGTTGTGGAGGTAACAATTCCTCCACGCGGATGTATTAAGTCATCACACTTTTTTTAGCAGGACTATTTTAGTTCCCTCGTGCGTCCAGCCCGCCCTGCCGTGTAGGTAATTTTACGTTCTTATATCGAGTCTACCTTATCCGTCTTGGTAGCCCACCTACGTCGCCGCACCCCGTAAAGTGCACACGTGAATCCCGGTTTTTTATAAGTAGTGTTGCAACACGTACTTACCTCAGGAAATCTGTGGAGGATTCTGTTTCCAAGCTCCTCCGGGCTCATAAGAATTAAGCTGCTTGAGCTAACTCTTGAGGTGCAAAATTATCGTTTGCATTTGTCGTTTTGTTCGCATTAACCGAGCTTACATCCGGATAACTCCACATCGCTATTACGTATCTGTCGATCCTATTTCAGCCCCATCAAGAATACAGCACTTATTTAACGACACCCGTGGCTGTATTCATGGTGGAGCTGTCGGGTACCGCCCCCGAGTCCAGCAAACCTTTCGCTTTGTTTCATCGTTATATAGTATATATTATACCACAAAAATAGCCATTTGTACACCTTTTTTTTATAAATAGTTATGAAGAAGAGGAGTTGAGATGCCAGTAGCAGAAATACTAGCGGGCATTGCATTGGTTAAATCTAGTGTAGAGTTCATAAAGTCTAACATAGACACATGTAAAGACATAGGCGAAATCGGTAGTGCAATAGACGGTTTACTTCGAGGTAAAGACGAAGTTGAAAAACGTGCAAATAAAAGAGGTTTAGGTATCAAAGAACAATTTGATACTGCACATATAGCACGTGAAGCGATTGATGCTCGACTCGCAGCCGAACAGTTACAAGAAATATCACAAATGATTAACTTACGGTTTGGTCCTAACACTTGGCGTGAGATTATGGAAGAACGCGCTAAACGTATACAAGAACATAAGGAAGCAGTCAAGCAAGCACGAATAGATAAAAGAAAAGCAAATGCACAGTTATGGTCAGAAGTTAAACAGGTTTTGTTAGTAGCTGGTCTCATATTTGCAGTCCTTGCGATCATAGTTGGATCAGTATGGTACTCAAGACTCTCTTAATTATTTTAGTTACATCGACTGTAGCACTCGCTGGTGCCAAGACTATTGGTGGAAAGAAAGATTATACACGCCAACAGAAGATACAAAGAGGCGATATAATTAAACCTAAGTTGACTACGTGTAGATTAAAGAAGATTGTACAATCAAGAAGTGGTGGACAAGCGTGTATATATCAAGGTGGTAATAAAACATTTGAGTTGTTGTTTGATGATAACTGTCCTAAGCAATTTAAATGTAAGTATCAACCAAACAGTAAAGAACCAAATATAGATAATGTTATGGAAAGTTTAAATTCAATTGGTAAAAACAAATAGGAGATATTATGATAGGTGAATCTAACGTAGGCGAAGTAAGACATTGCACATATTGTGGACATAGGTGCCATTGTTATTCAAGTGGTTGTCAAGAATGTATTAACGATGTGTGCCAAACTTGTGAGTGTGGTGACAAAAAAGATGATATTCAAACATGAGAAATTTATATTAGACTTAAACGCTGCAACTAAAGCAAAGTTATATTCTGAAAATAAACTTGTTTTTATGGGAGACGGTTATAAAGCTATACTTATATTAATTAATAGTAGCAGCAACCCTGAACCAGTTAAAAACAAATTTAAAGCACAACTTAAATTAAGAGAAAAGCCTAAGTTTAGTCAACCAGATGATATGGAACAGCTTAGACAAAAAGCTCTTAATAGTATTGTAAAAACAACACCTAAAAATAAAAAACGTTAATAAACCTTTTGATTACCACCTATTCGTTTAGGTACACATACTGCAGTATAAGATAATCTTTTAGGAGCATCATCATCAGCAATTCTATTTGGCACAGATGGTTGTTTAGTAAGACGCTGAGCATAATATAAGCAATTATCAATATTTCTAAAATACATATCTTGACTTGTCACCTGTTTACCTAAGTAAACCATTAATAAAAAAGCATGTGTCATTTCAGTATTTTAAGTGGATGTTTTTCACCGTTCTTAATTTCCATTTCAAGTTTGCCTTGTTTACAAACCCATCTTGGTCCGCCGGGTCCTTGAGTTCTTTTAATTTTTCTCTTCACTTTCAAACAATCCATCATTGAGTCGCGAGGTGTAAACTCTGTTGGTTCTACATCTCCACTCATAAACATTAACAAAATAAAGCCTGTAAATATTTCCATTAGTGTTTTCCGTTTAATACTTTATCTTTAAGCTTCTCTATTTGATCTTCAAGTTTTTCAATTCTTGACTTATAAAAATCGAGTGTAAGCTTTTGTTGTTGGTCGTATGGAGCTTTACCAGTTTCAATATTATTTGCTAATTTTTCTAACTGACCTGCGAGGTGTTCAATTAACATAAACTGTTCTGCATCAGCAGGTAGAGAACCCATATCACCACGTGGCCATTTGATACGAAACTCTGTATTTTTCTCTAAGTCAGATGACATTAATGTGATATCTGTTTCTAACTTATTCAGTCTTTCTATGATACCAAAATATGCCCATACACCTACAGCCACTGCCAGAATAATTGACAGTAGATTTCGTATTGGCATTTCAACGCCGGTGTTTTCAGATATTTTTGGCATAATTGCTCCTTACCATATTATTTATATCATGTCAAAAAAATGACACTTACAATAATATGTCACGATATACTGTCAGGTTTTTGACACTAATCAGTGTTGTATTTGTATTCTTCATCTGAATCGCCCATAGACAATCTACTATCTATGTCGGCTATATTATCGAATTGATCTCTGTCATGTACATGTAACATAATAGTTGCATAATGTAATACTTTCATTATATCTTTTCTTGCATCTTCAATTGAACCTTTTTTGCCATACCTTTGTGCATATTTCATTATATTACCAATACAAAATCCTGCGCCATGACCGCCGTCAACTATAAACTCTGTTGCTTGAAACTGTTCTCGAGAATAATGTCCTTTATATGTACTGTTAATAACGTCCATTAATTCATCAACATACATATCTTCATTAAACTTATAAGATATCTTGGGTCTTTTCACCAATTCATTACTCATTTATGCTTGTCCTTTATTATTTTCTTTGCGTTATTAACCCAGTCGACTACAGTTTGATTATTTTCATGTATATTACCTGGTTCTATTTTATGGCCGTGATGTTCTACAATAAACTCAGCTATCATTAATTCAGAATCAATACTCATTTGTTATTCCTCCAAAAGTATGGAATTACTTTACCTTCGTGATCTAAGCAACTCATATGCATTGCTAACCATTTATCCATTTATTGTTCCCATCTGTAAAATATGTGTTTACCAATTGTAACTGTATGTGTTTTTCTAGATGCCCATTCTGGTGATACATAATCAGCATGGTAGTGTGTTGCACCTCTAGTAAAATCGTACATTAGTATAGAATTATAACCATATACTATTTTAGAAGCAATAACTTTTATACTATCATACAATACATGATCTATAGATGGTACATCATCAGCTTTTCCATCACAATACCAACTAAATTGACATCTATCTCTAAGAGGGTGCCACTTATTATGTGTTTCTAAAAACCATTTAGAATGCTGACCTTGATATACAACTTGGCATACTGTATTTGGAAATCTGTCGTCATGAACTCTATTCATAGTAACATACGCTACGGCAATCATACCTTCCATAGATTGATTGCGTGCTTCCCAATACATATTTTTTGCTAAGCAGGTTGTTTCTTCTTGTTTATGTGTTTGAGCGTTTACTGGTGTACAATAGGTTAATACTAGCATACCAAATACGCCAAACAATAAACCTTTTAAATAATCAGTATTATTAAGCATACCAGTACATCTCAACTTCATCAGAAATTTGAGATTCATCTAACCAGTTAAATTCTCTGTTTCTCATGATTTCAACATGTTCTTTGGCCTGAGATAAGGAATTGGCATTTTTAATGATATGCTCAGCGTTATTGTAAAATTCTTCCATTGAATCCATAACTAAACTTTTAACTTTTGACATATTATTTTCTCCGCTTTTTTCATTTTAATATATATATTATACCATAAAAAAAGAGGTTTGTACACCTTTTTTTTCACTTTTTTCAAAGTTTGTTGTGAACATGTTAACTAATTCATATTAGCTTTAGAATCGTATGTTACAATATTAACATTGTTTGTTATGTTAACTTTAATAGCGTTATGAACATGATGAAGTACAAATTTAGTATTAGGAAACTCTTTAAACATGTTTTCCCATACAGGACGCCAATTGTTGGCTAATCTGTGGCTGTTCATATTACCTCTATCAGAATTAAGATAGAAATCAGAACAACTTCTTAAATTAAAATCAAAAAGAGAATCAAATCCATATAGATGTATTTCATCTGCTTTAACTTTGTTTGCAGCATAATGTACAGCCATATGACCACAATTAAAATCTGTGTAGTTTGCTACATATTTTGGAAGTGTAGTGTAGAATTCCTTTACTTGGTGTGAATGTTTTACATAAAATGTAGATTGTTGATCCATCCAAATTTTAGGTCTCATACCTAAAATCCAATCACCCGGAATAGTCAACGATCCTTCATGCAATGCTCTCATCATTTTAAAGTCAACCATAATTGTACCATATGCACCAGGTACAGGCCAAGGCGGAATATTACAAGTAAGTTTCATTCCAACTCTTTGTTCTTTTTGATACAAACTAGATTGATCACCGTTACCTATAATGTGTACGACTTTACTCATAACATACTCCTAATTTTTGCTTTACCTTTTGGTCCAGTCCAATGCATAATTCTTGTTTTACCAGTATAACCATCATTTTCTACTTGTATTCTTAATACGTTATATTCGTTAGGCAGATCGTTTATTGCATTAATTTTAGTAATAGGGGTCAATAGTGAATCAAGTACTTCTTGATCTCCTACCTCTTGTTTATTTTTTCTAATTGCTTCTACCCATCTACTTAATATTATAGGTTTATCTATAAAACCTACAACACCTGAATTGTGCCATAGGTGCCCGCGTCTTAAAGTCCACGGTTTATCTTCAACCATTGATAGTTTATTAGGTTCTAGTAAATCAAATATGCCATCAATATTATCTTTTATCTCGCAATCAGTATCTAACCATACAGTTTTTTTAGCTGGGCATTTATACATTGATAACGGTTTTTTAAACCAACCAGATTCTTTAACATTTGATAGATCCATTACTGCATCTACGTTTTCACGTATAATCTTAAGACCTAATTCACTAAGACCGAAGTTAGCAAATACTATTGGACTTTTAGTGTGTTTTTTTAAGTTCTTTAAAAACCATGGAAGAATCCACTCATGGCTTTCATCGCATCCAGTTAAAAATGCTTGATCAAATAATTTCGTAGGTTTCGCCATAATTATGTTTTGCGTAGCACCCTTGTTTTTGTTGTATTGTAGTAAAACTATCTCTGGCTTCTGCTGGCCATGGATAGTATTCACCTAGTGTAAATTTACTTGAATGTATGTATATGTCTGTTGGACCTGCAGAAAATACGCACTCATCAATCAATTGCTGTGCACCTTTTGGCGTTAATCTATATGCATGTGCGCCTGGGAAATATGGCTTAGATACTAGTGAGCCATAACCTATAAATGATGGTGTATTGAATTTACCGTATGACGGTTTACCAAGATTTAAAATGTCAAACATCATCATTTGTGGAACGTCTCCAACTAATACTGCATCATGCTCAAATATAACTATAGGCTCTTTAGACCTAACACACTTTTTCCACAAACTATGATGACTTAAAAACCCTGCTATACAATTTTCTGGTCTACTATATATTTCATTAAATGCTGCAGAAGGATATTTAAGTTTTTTTAACTCTTCATATACATCACAGTTTTCTGGAGTGTAAGCTTTATGCTTGTTTATTTTATAACCAAATACTAAACCACTTTTAACGCATCTATCAGCAACTTGAACTGATCGATCATTTTCTGTTATTGTTATTACATACATTTTCATAGTGTTGTTGTTGACCTCAATCCTTGTATTCTTGTATAGAAATTACGTGTTACTCCAAGCTTAGGGACTAATTGATAACACATTAGTGCATCGTTTGGCCACATACCGTATTCCTGTGTTAAATCAATCATAAGTTGTGCGCCTGCTGGTTTTATAACATATGCTGAGTTACCAGCCAAACCTTGCGGTATATTGTATTCGTCAATCCTTGGAACTGGCTGAAAGAAATCAATCTTTTCTTGGATTTTATCATGGTATATTTTAGATTTACGAGTTGCCATTGATGGATCGTTTATTCCTATAATATCAAAAGGTGCTTTATCAAATGTACTATCAGCTGGTAATCTTTTTATAAACCTAGAATCGTGTTCAAGTATTAATATAGTCTCATTAAGATTTTTGCACTTCTGCCACAAATACCAATGACTTAAAAAACACGACATACGTTTTCTTTTATCTGCGGTTTGATATGCAGACTTAAGCATACCGCTTTTCATATCTAGGTCTTGACCTTCCCATGGATAATTCCAGGTTAATCCATTACCGCCACAATATCCTTCTACTTTATTAAGTTCAATTGCTTCATGCATTTCAAGGCCATCTTCATGGCCATACTTTTCATAACTTTCTTTAAGTTCATTAAAACCAGACATTGAAATCTTATTATCTGGTACTACTATTGCAAAAGCTTTCATTTTATTACCTTTACTTCTGTTCCGTCTTCGATATAATGTTTTCCAATGCAATATCTTCTTAAATAGTCTTTTCTAGAGTACGCAAAATTATTAACATTATCTATTATAATATCAAATCTTGGTTTATTCCATACATTTATCATAACATCATTAATATTTTTTTGATTTATTGTATCGCATCTTGACCAAAATATTCTTTTTTCTCCTAGATAATTATATTTATTTGGTTGTCTTTTATCAAATTCGTCAATACAATAAATGTTAGATCTTTCTAAAAATTTATGCCAAACCACTATACTATTTTCTACGCCAACTTGTAAAATATTTAAAGGCTTATGTCTATATTGAAATAATTCTTTTTCATAAAATAAAGAATATTTTTGCCTATTAGATTTATATCTTTGCATTAATGTATCAAGCATTTTATCTTCTGTTGCGCCAAAATTTTTCTATTACTACGCCACCATAAACACAATGATGATTATCTAAAGTACTTAACATTTGATACCAACCATATTCAGCAGGCCATAACTTTTTTTCTTTATGCAGTTTGTGTACTAATTCGGTATCATACAAGTTACGTGGATGAAATATTAAAAAATCATTTAACCAATAACTCCAATCTCGACTCCACATAATATCAGTATCTTCATTTATAAACACATGATCAATATCTTTAAAACTATTAAGATCAGTCCATCTGCCTCCTCGTATAGCAAAACCAATTGCCATATTTTCATTATAAGATTGTTCTAAGTACTTGCTAAAATTTACTTTTTCAGAAACTACTGTATCCCATCTTGCTCTTATAATCATATCATATTCTTGCGGTAAATCGGCAACTTGATACGCATGTGCAATGAGTTGTTTAGTCGCATTCAATAACTTTTTTTTATGAGACTCACCAGTTTTTTCTAAAAACTGTTTTTTGTAAACATGATATTTTGGATGAGGATTATCTTTTACACATTCACACCACGGATTATAATGCATAGTTGGTTCAGGATAATAAGTAGAATTATACCTTTCTGATTCATCATTTTTGTGCTCTTCCCATGAAGAAAAAAACATAGGCACATCGGGGAATGCTTTTTTTAAGTAACCGATGTTTCTTTTTATGTTACCTCTGGCAAGGCCAGATATGCAAATTGCAATTTTCATTATAAGTCCTCAAGTTTATCCCAATATTCACTATTTTTTAAATCATTTAATTCTTCTGGTGTTCCCATTCCTATCATTTCATCTATACGATGTATTCCAACATTTTCTTCTAAATAGTTATATGTAGGTGCTAAATAAAATTCATTATTTGTTCTATCATTTGCAGCCATTTGTTTTTCATGTGCTTTAATCCAATTACACTCATCACCAAAATAATAAACGCCAACTGTTGCAATATCGCTTATAATTTCTTTTTCTCTAAGTTGTAATAAATTATCGTATTTATCAACCTCACAGTAACTATGTTTTGGTTCATTATGATTTGGCGTAAACACTGGTATTAGACCACCTGGATATAAATTACTTTCTATCTTTTCATAAAACTCTTTAGGATCCCATCGCATCAATTGATCACAATTTGCAACTATCATAGGTTCACCACCTAATACATTTGTAGCTAGCCTTACAGTACATGCTGCACCTTCGGTTGTACCCGGTATGATTATAATATGAGCATCAGGATAATGTTCTAGAATACGTTTATCAATTTCATATTCATTAACGTGGTCTTGTCTAACTATACACCACGGCTTAACGTTATCGCCTAACCATAAGTTTTCAATAACTCGTGCAAACATAGGTTTGCCTTTTATATCGATTAGTGGTTTAGGTAAATCATATCCATCATCAAAAAATCTCTGACCGTTTCCAGCCATAGGCAGTATGACTTTCATTATAACATCGCCTCACTCATTTCTTTTACTTTATGGTATAATGTATTACCAGTTGTTCCATCGCCAGTGTGTAACCAACCACCGACTGATCCCATCCAATTGTTACCTATACGTTCTTTAATTTCTCTTGCAAGAACTGGATTCATACCACAACTTAACGATGGAATAACATTATACTTATTACAAATCTTTATTGCTTCAAGTGTTTCTGTTTCGCTTTCACCTTCTGGATAATATCCACCCAACATGCCAACATGCATACTATCAATACCTGCCATGCAGCCTAACTTTACTAAAACTGGCCATGATAAAGAATACTTGTTACTTGGATCAGTTAAAATGCGTATACCAGATCTTTGGTAGTGAGTTGCAATCCAGTACTTTCTAGCAGTTGTGTAAGCACCAAGTCCAGACCAAAAATTAATATGTACACCGCCAACAGTTCCTTCACTACTTGTAGCCATTTTTACTGCTGCACAGTTGTCTACTAACTCTAAAGGATCAGCGTTAATACAATAAGCGTAAAAACCTTTCCAACCAGATATTGTTTTAAGATGTTCAATAGCATCAATTCTTTCTTGCAGAGGTAAATAAGAGTTATTTGCCATAATCTCATCTTCTTTAATAAAATCTGCTCCACCATACATCATGTCTTTAACTAAAGATAACAGCTGTTCTTTATTAAGACCAGACTTAGGTTTAATGATAGCACCAAATAATGGTCTATTTTCTGCATTTAATCTTTTTTTCCAGCCACTCATACCTAAAAGCGGTTCAATTGTTTTAATTGGTATGTCTATGTCTATTACTCTGCATCTATCAACACCTAAAATATCAGTATGACCACCCATAATAATACACATTAATTGATTGATATTTGGCCAATCAAATGCGCCTAAAGGAAATTCAATAACAACAATGTTTTTCTTTATGCTTATGACTTGTGCTATATAATCTTTTACGTTTGTGGCGTTTTCTATTTCAGATCTTATATTTGGATTTCCAATACTTTGTCCAATAGCAATTTCATGTGCTATTTTTGGAATGTCTGGACCATCTACTTCATAAGTAACTGTGTATCTTTTCATACTCTTATCTCGAACTGTGTTACGCCATGTCTAAACATATGCTTGGTTAAGTTATTGGTATTTATGAATTCGTTAACTGCTTTTGTCACACCAGCTTTAGCCCATTTGTTTACGCCTGGTTTCAAAGGTGGCCAACCATAATCATCACCTAATATAAGTCCACCTGGTTTTACTATTTTTAACGCATTTTCTAAATCGCGTAAGCATCCTTCATATGAATGATCACCATCAATATAGATCCAATCTAATTCAACGTCATTGTATTTTTTAAACCATTCGTCAGATAACATACGACAGATTTCGACTTCTTTGTGTGTTCTAAATCTTGAATTAATTTCTGTATAAACTCTATCATAGTATTTTTGAAAACCTGCTTCTGCAAACTCTCCAGTAATCGGTTGATATTTTGCAAGATATTCTTGATACGTCATTTCTGAGTTTTCTTTATATGGTTCAACAGAATATGAATCAACCATGTATAGTTTTTTTAAACGTCTTTTTAAAAATTGTGTTGATGTATTACCAAACCAAACACCAATTTCTGCACCAACAGTGTTAGGTTTTATTACGTGCATTAAATGGTGAGAGTCTTTATTTGTGTGTGTTGCCATCATAATATTAAACTTTCGTATATTTTGTTCCGTTATTAATCGCTCTTACCAGATGATGCGATTTATAAGAACCAGCTGTATCGTATATGTGTATATCTTCATATTTTTTATATAACTGTGCAATATGCATCATACCGGAATCGCTGCCAACATGTGCTTTTGCATTTTTCATTGCTAAACCTATGTGCGGTATTGAATCTTTTAATAAACCTTTACCTTCACCACCTACGTATAACACTGCACATTTATATTTATCATGTATTTTATTTCTTATGTTTTCTGGTAAAGTTCTACGCGAATCAGTTGAATCCCACTGTACAGTAATAAATTCATCTGGTAACCAACCATTACTTACAGATGGAGTTAATTCAGGCAAAGTTTTTAAATATTGAGACATTTCGATACCAACACGTGTTTCATTAGGATGCATATGAATTGTATCTTCATAATGATAAATGTATGCGTCGATACCTTTTTTCTTTAAATATTTAATCCACTCAACTTCTGTTAAATTTTCAACTGGATGTGGTTCTAAATAAATTATCTCAGCAGGAAATAGACTCATAAGTTCTATCCATGATTTTTTCTTTTTAGCAGAAGGTACACCGCCAGCAACACTCCATTTGTCATCTGTAATATGAATCGTTACAGCTGTATTATGCGCTTTTGCATATTGATATGCCATTAATAAACTATGGCATCTATCGCCTAAACCTGGAGTAGTATATGGTCTATCACCGCTTCTTACACTTTTAGACCTTAAAGCTATATGTTTCAATGGCTTTTCTTCTCTGTTATTTCGCTACCAAAATATATATCAATACGTTTTTTAGTTTCATGTCTTAAATCATTTATTTGAGTAATAAGAAATGCAGTATTAGATTCTTCTTTACTAAATCTTTCTACATCTTTTCTTTTAATATCTTCTAAATACCATAACTGTTGATTAATTGCTAGCATAATACCTAAATAAAAATCAAATCCTGGATGAGTTAAATCAAGACTTTTGTATTGTTTTAATTCTGTTGCAACGTCAAGACCTTCGTCTTGTTTTATTACTAATATAGAATACCTATCTATATATTCACCCATACTTATATCAATTTGAATTTTCATTGAACAATCTCCATTAATTCATCCACGTTTTCACCACCGTTTGGTAATTTGTCTTTAAGAAAGAAATGTACAAAATAAGCTTCTTTAACTTTTTCAATTGGAATTGCTGTATATAATGCATTCCATTTCCAATTAAGATATGTCTGGACCATTTTCTCTTTTTTAACCCAATAGTTTAATAGGGTTTGATCTGTGCTCCATTTCCATGCGCCTAGGCCATCAATGAAGTTTTTAAATTCAGATCTTTGTATAAATTCTTTTCCAGTTTGGCCTTTAAGGTATTTTAATATACTTTTATCCATAAGCATAAGACCCATATTATAAAATAATGCACCATCGCTATTCCATTCCCAGTCAACATCACTAAGTTGAGAATACTGCATTCTAGTATATCCTGCTAGTTTTTGTTTATACCATGGGAGGATTGGCGCCATTCTTTCCACAACTCCAGCAAATTCGGCGGTTCCACCAAAAGAGTCCAATTGATCGAAGATGTTTGGTGAGTCATTGCGCACCCAGATATCAGCATCAATAATGCAAATTTGGTCGTAACTACTAAAGTAATCAAATGCGTTTTCTTTTTCATATATCGGTAAAAACCCTCCATATTTTTCGTATGACTCTTTACTACGATTTGTGGCAAATACGTCAGGTTTAATTTTCATTATAGGTTGAGTTTGAATAATGTATTCTACATTATTTTTTTCAGCGTATGCTTTAACCGAAGCTGTACAGTGATCATACAGCTTCGATGGTTTTCCAGTATAAACTTGGTAGATCAATCTTCTCATAACAAAATCCTTATTTTATTTTTTTACTGGTTTACTTGCTTTACCTTTTAGTGCATCAGCGCCAAAGAATGCTGAAACTAAAACAGCAATTGATGCAAAATATGTTGGAGCAATATCAGCAATTAATCCTGCTGCTTCAGATAATCCAAATGCAGAAGTTATGAAAATACCAAATGGGTATAATAATAATCCAAATAAAGCAAACCATGCCATTTTTCTAATAGCATCTCTTTGTGCGTCTGCGTCTTCCATTTCTTTTCTCTTAAACTCCAAATACATTGCCTGCTCTTCGTCAGTTACAATGCCATCACCATTAGTATCAGCTGGATGAAAACCCTGTTGTTTCATTTCTTCTTCGGCCATCGTAGAACTCCTTTATTACCTTCGCTATTGTTAATGCATCATTAAATCCATTACGAAGTGAATTTGACCTGTGGCCATTTTCAATAAACCATTCTATTGTATTTATATCCGAACCAGATACTTTCATATTATAGCCTTTAGTGAGTTCTTCAAACTCATATCTTAATTGAACAACGTATGTTAATCCTATTGGCATATTAGTGTCCAAACATTTTTCGTTTTCTATATTCATCAATCGTATCCTCTAATAGTTTAGTCCAGTTATCTCTATGTTCTACGAACACACACGGTTTTTCATGATCAACATCCATTATAATTACTATATTGGGTATTTTCATTCCCGTTCTTTCTTCGTACATGATAGCATATGCTGCACCTTGCGCGAAATAGTTTGTGATTCTTTCTTTCTTCTTAATATATTTAGAAGTTTTAAAATCAATTATTGAGGGTACTCCATTAAACTGTGCGATGCAATCACATCTTCCAGCTAATTGTAAATGATGACTAAATAAAGGCACCTCGAGACCGAATATCGTTCCAATACTCTCATCAAGTATAGGTTTGAGATTTGCGAGACTTTGTCTGATGTGCGGTAATTCTTTTGTAGTATCTTCATTATTTAAATACTTTTCTAATATGCTATGAACCTTTGTGCCACGCCTAGATGCTTTGCCACTAATCATATCTGCTTGTTCTGCACCTACACGTTCGCGCCAAGCTCTTATAGCATCTTCACTAAGTATGCTTAGAACTGTTGTGATACTAGGATAAGACTTACCATCAGGAGTATTATAAGTTCTGCCTGATTTTGTAGTTGTAGCATCCAGGTCTTGATAACCAATATCAATTGTGTCATGGCTAAATATTTTTCTTTTCAATTGTTGGTGCATTATAATTAAATATTTCCTTTATTGCTTCTTGGTTAATACAAAATATAGCTTCAGGCTTATGTTTAAAGTTATATTCATTAGCTGCAGTTCTATATATATTCATGTTATTTGCTTGTACGTAATTCCAACATTTCATATACTCATCAAAATTAGGTTTAGCAAATACAAATAATGGTCTATCAAGCTGAGTAGCCGATGCCATTACAAATGTTACTACTATAAAAAATGTATTCATTGATTATTCCTATGTTTTTATTGTGTTACCTCTACCAGAATTTGCTTTAATTCTAGCGAGATTATCTTTCCAGCCATTGTCAGTCTTTGACAATAAGCTTCCTTGACCAGAAACAATATTTGGAAACGTAAGAACTTTAATACAATTGTGTTTTTTAAGATAAGCCTGCAATTCATCTGACTTAATATCTATTTCGTATTCGTCACCCTCTTCTAGAGGCTTTACTGTATACTTAGGCACCTTGATATCCTTTCCACCATTCAGGAGCTGATCTTCCCCAATCCCATTTAGCAAACGGTTTTGCTGTATGATAGTAATTTCTGTATGCTTGAACAGCATTACCTTTTACGATACAATCTGGGTATTGAGACATTGCTTGTGCAAATTCTGTAAGACCAACATCTGGTATATTTATAGGGGGTTTGACAAGAACTTTACCAAGCTTTTCGAAAGTTGCATGTTTTTTATTTCTACGAAATTCAAACTCGGTGGCTAGACCTACAAAGTGTGTATAATGCCAGTTGTAGTTTTGTAAACTTTCCATAGTCCACACTGTACATGGATGATACTTGTGTACTGCAGCATAGTATACATCATCACGATCATCACCAAATGTATAATACTGTTGCATAGTTTTGCCAGACTTCGACCTACGTCTTTCAGGTGTACCGTCAAGTAACCTGTGAGATGTACATAGCATTTGTGCTGCTTCAATAATCATTTTAGGTATGTGTTTGTCGCACATCATAGTTGCAGCAGTTGTTGGGTCGTTGTCTAATACAAAAATATTCATACTTTCACCTTCTTAAATAATATATTAATTATACCATGCTTTTTGCAGTTTGTACACAGTTGTTTTTTGAATTGATTTGAAATTCTACTAATCCGTTAGTAGTTTTGGAAAAGCTTCTTCTACAACTGGTCTAGAAATCCCAGGAATTTTCTTTTTATTAATCATATTAATAACAAGCTTAGCATCTTCTGGATGAATGCCTTCAAGAATTCCAATGAATATTTGTTCTCTTTTATATTTTGCCATTTCATCACCAGCTCCACCCTTAACAAAATATCTGAACTGTGCGTTTTGCTTTGTTAAATTAGTAGGGTGGTTGTGTGCTGCTGCTGCAGTATATGGAGGCTCACCAGCTGGCATATTCCATTGGATTTTAGTATCCATCGATCCTCTTATAATATCTTTTAAAGCCCATGTTTCATTTTCTTTTAAAACACGAACTTTATCATCACGACTTCTTTGTTTAGCCATTTCTTCTAAAACTTCAAAAACATATTGTTTCATTAAATAAACTCCTGTACACTTTCAATCAAATTATTACAACGCTTGGCAATTAAGTAGGGTAATACTTTACTTTTGTTTGACCAAGGATCTTGTTTTTCATATGTATTTATAATTTCATTTTTTAGCTCTTGTGGCGTTTCACTAAGGGCGATGAGTCTTTCATTTCTTAAGTAGTTACGATACCAAGAAGCAGCATATAGTAATTCACCTTGCTCTAGATCTTCTATGATACCATCTACTTTCTTTTGAGACATAGGTGTTTGTCTGAAACCTTCTACAAACGTATCGTCATTCGATAAAATGTTTGGTACACCATCGCCTTTATCGCCACGTATAATATGATTAAGTAAATAATATCTAGCATTATCTTCTTTAAGTTCTTTCTTAAGAAGAGGTGAAAACTGCTTTACATTAGGAAATCTTTGCAATTGTAAGAAATCTCTGTCTGAAGAAACAATCATAATTTTTTCTACATTAAATTGTACCGTAGATTTACTAGCAACAATAGTACCAATAATATCGTCTGCTTCGCATGTATCGACTTTAATGACTTTATATGGAAAGTTTTCTGCAATTTCTTCTCTTACTAGATTAAGTAAACGAAATGCTTCATTCCAATCAAATGTAGACTCTTGTCTGTTTTTCTTACGGCTAGCTTTGTATTGCGGAAATACTGATCTACGCCAGTTATTTGCAGCATCTACGGCAAGAACCATTTCACCATATTCATCTTTGTATCTTTTATGATACATTCGTAATGAATTTAGTATCATATGACGAATCATATCTTCGTCATTAGTTTTATTAATAATAATACTAGCCAGTGCAATACCGCTGTAATCAACAATAATCATTATTTTTTTCCACCTTTTTTTACGTTATCTAATCTATACAAGTATTGTAAATTTGACAATCTATTATCATTACTATCACCATTGATATGATCAACATCAACCGCATTCGAACCAATGTGTTTTTTAACACTATTTGCTGTTGCCTGCCATTCAGCGATAGTTACGTCCTTAGGCTTAGCAGCATCTGATAAGACCCAGTCTTGTCTTGTGCCAACAAAAGACTCTAGCATTGCTTGAGCAATAGTGATATTTGTAGCATCAATACTCACTTTAGGTCTGTCACCTGTAGCTGACATCTCCATTAATTTATAAATTTTTCCTTCTTCAGTTAAAAAATAATTATGGCCACCGGATGTGTACCTATTTAAATAAGTAATATTTTTATTAACAAGAGGAACTGCTTTTACATTATTTATTTTATCAATCATTATCCAATTCTCCTTTGATTATAATAATCGTACGTGCGCTTATAAACATACACATCCCATAATGTAGCATTCTTCATACCACCTCGTGGATTGCCTCCGTAAACATAACCATTGGTAGGTTTTCTACCTTTCTTTTCAACTCTAAATTTCATATTAGGTGAATTACAAGCTTTTACAATTTGCTTGACCATTGCATATTCAGCCATATCTCTTGGATCTTTAGGATCAAATCTACCAATCCATGATGTTGATCTTTCGTGCTTTCCAATATGTATTCCCATATTATATTCCTTTCTCATAATATATACCAAATGCTTCAATTACTTTATTAGGAAAAGCGTAAGGATTACGCTGAACCATTATTTTTAATTCTTTCATTGTTAATCCTAGAAATTCTGCTTCTTTCTTAAGGATAGTAGTTGCACCTTGAATTTTCATTATAAAATCTCTGCAGCTAGTTTTTGAACCATTGTGTACTTATTAGCAAGATCCTTTATAATCTTCATATTGTAATCTTCTCTTAAGGTTTCTCTTCTAATAGTTTCCGGAAGAGTTCTTAGTAAAAGTTGAATTTTAATTGAAGGTTTATTAGATTTAAGGATTAAAGCCTTAAGTGATGATGTTGAGATTGGTTTTGACATTTTGGTATTCTCCGCTTTTTTCATTTTATAAGTATATTATACCATACTTTTACATAAATGTACACAGTTAATTTCACTTATTTTAAAGTTTGTTATTAACATGTTAAACAAATCTTATTTGTTAGATAAGAAGTGTTTAAAAGCCGTAATACATGTTGGTGTGGCAGAAATAGTAATGTTTGGATTTCCTCCAGCAGGTCCAATTGGTATGGATGAGACTAAAGTAAGGTGATATTCATTTAAGATAGTTAAGAAATCTGAAATAGAAATATCGTATGGTATGTCAAAAGTATGGTTTATTTTGGTGATTGATTGAGTCATATTAAAGTCCTTTTTTCATTTTATAAGTATATTATACCATACTTTTCTCTAAAAGTAAAGGAAAATAAACATAACATGTTAACTACTATCACCTTTATTTTCTTCTTGCTTTAATTTCCAAAGCATCCAATCATAATATCTTTCTGGTTCTTTTTCATCATCCATTTCAATGTGGTCACCAGTTCCAGTCATATCTTGTGTATATTTGTTAGTCAATAAAATCCTCCATTGGAAATATTTTTGATATTGCTTTAGCACATGCTATAGCAACTTCACTACATTCTTTTTGTGTACCGTTAGAAGATCTTAATTCAATAAAATGAATCCAACTTCTTATAGTACCATTCATATATAATCTAGATGTA